TGTTGGTCTAGCTCACCGTCGAGAGACGGCCACCTGTTAGTGTCGTGGAGGGGAGTGGAGGCCCAGGAATTCGGGCGGGCTGATCAGGAAATGAGACCGTAATCAACCAGGAGGATGGTTCGTGATGCATGGGAGTCGTGGATGTGACCGTAGGCGGCTCCGCCAAGTCCGTCAGCCAGCTCATCCATCTGCTCTTCGGTCAGGCCATAGCGTTGTGCGATGGCGTAACTGGTGAAGCGATGGTTCGCGAGACAGGGTTTGGGGCGGTAGCTCGTTCCGATGCGGTCGAGGATCTGTTTGGTGAGCTTCTTGTCGGGAGAGGGACCGGCGCAGCTGGCCTTCATCCGATCGAGAAGTGGAAAGTGAGAGGTGGGATACATCCCGTTGAGCAGCAACGACTGGAAGAGTCGTGCCCGCTCGGGGATCGGGCCGCGGCCAGGCAAGTCTCCGTGGCAGGTTCCCGTAGCGCACAAAAGTACACCCAAATTAAATAAAAATCAATACCGTGCGTCGGGGTCCATGCAAGGGGAATACTTGAGGAATTGGATCTCCTCTGGCTTGTTGCAGACTGCTGCCGTGATGATGTATCCGCACGTGGCGGCGGCCGAGATGAGCTTCGCTTCGGTGGGTTCGCCGGTGATGTACAGAAAGGATTGGTAAATGAGCAAACATGCGATGTTGTTGATCAGCGTCGTGAGTGTTGACCCCGAAAGGAGTCGGGGCGCCCCGCCTTTGGAGCGGAGGCGGACTTTGCACCGGCCCAGGCGAGACTCAGGGGCAGTGATGACGAGATCAGCGGCGCACTGTTGAATAAGGCGCCGCATGTTGGGTTGATCGTGAGGGGGGGTGAGGTGATAAAGGAGCTCGAAGAGCGCCGGAGTGTGTGACATATCACATTTGCTTATGTCCACGTTGAACTGGTACACCCTTCCGTTGTAACGGACGGCATAACAGGAATCGTCGGAGAAATACACAAAATATGATTCGAGTGGTGGCGCGATCAGTCTATCGAAGACGCGCTGCAACCCCTCGGCACTAGGCGCAATGAGAAATTCGAATTCGCTGCGGCCGCTCAAGCAGAATGGGCGGGCCATAGCATCCTTCATGTTGTGGGTAATACGATACCCAACAAGGGAGGCGGCCACGCCGAGATCTGCAATGACTCGACCGACTTTTCCGAATTTAGCTAACTCTGATTTTTTTAGTTTCATTTTTACGCGATGATTGATGAGCCAAAGTTCTTCGGAGGATATGCCCTCGTCTATAATATTGGCCATGGCCTCTTCGCGTGCTTTTTTCTTTGGGTGTGGATCATGTATATGGGCAATGACGTCCGTCATGAAGTCCGCCGGCTCGTACTCCGCGTTAAAGGCTGTGCGGAGGTGGCGGTGGATCTCGGAGTCAAGGTGTAGCGCAATGAATGCCGCTTGTGCGGTGCGATAAGCTTCCTCTCCATCACGGATGTGGAGGAGGCGGCCGTTAAAAGCGCGGTTGATTGTGAGGTTGGTGTTGGCGTGGACTACAATTTTGAATTGTACACATGGTCCAAAACGGGATCGAAAGCTGCCGTCGTTTGGAGACTCGGGCGGCACACCCGCCTTCTCCCCTGCCGGGAAGGCGAGCCCATTTTCGTTATACCATTTTTGACCGCTGACTGCCTCGTATCGTGAGGCGTCCACGGGTGCACTGGGGGTGTCGAAAGTGCGAGGGGTTACGCGGTTGAGTCCGACGTAAGTAGTCCCGTCGCCGCCCCTGGTTTCCAGTTTTTTGCAGTTCCCACTGAGTCCAAGGCCATGCTGGCCAAAATGCTCCGTTCGAAGTGCTGCTGCATCCAATATGTGGTCGTCAAGATGACAACAGCAGCTCCTTCGTACGTGCCTCCATTACAATCCACAGAAGTGTTGGTCATGGCGGCGTATTTTGGGTGCATTTTCAGGATCTCGTTGCAATAGTTGTATGTGTTCTTGTTAGGCTTGCCGTTCGTCACCCCGAGACGCGCTGTCGCCGTCTCATTGAGGCGGCAATAGAGGTCGACAAAGATGGGGAATTCAGCCGCGCTGCTGTATGCACCTTGAGTGACATCGCTGCGCTTCTGCTTGTACATCCCTATCAACTTCTTGACGCGCCAGAACCTCCGCTGCAGTGGAGTAGCTTTCAACTTGATTTTGTGCGCTCGCTCATCAACTGCATGGGTGAGAGGCTTGACGAGAAATGAAAATATCGAGCCAAGCAATGTGTTTTCCCCGTCAAAGTTCAGCCCCAGCGAGACAATACGCACCTCGAAAGACTCGGGCACGGATGGCACCAGGCTAATGTT